TTGACTTGTTTCCAACGTAGGCAAACTTTGTAGTATTTTCTGCCTTTTTCTATGAAAAAACTAATTCTATCATCTTCCCCCGATTCAATCTGAGTAACCTTTTCCTGTAGATATGGGTCAGGTTTGTCTGCCATGTTTTGATTATTAACGATAGAGCGTAATGAATAATCTCTATACTGTTGTTCAAGGCAACGACATAGTTTCTCTGTCCATTGAAGCACCTTGACTTTTTGAGTTGCTTGATGGAATACTAAGTTTGACATTGTGTTTTATAATTGTGTTTGCAATAAAAAAGATGTAAGAGCAGAGGAACAAACACAAACCCTCTCTCTTACATCTTCATTATAGTATCTTGTCTCGATACTGTCAACTACATTGTGCCACTAATATAATTGTCACTGCCTCTTAGAACTAGGGAACAACTGTATGTCCTCAGTTCCATATCTACCTATCGCCTCTGCCTTGGCATCAGCACCAAAATTACTAAGACTCTCGAACTGAGTTCTGAATAGTCTGTTGTTCATTTTAATAACTGCTTGCCAATGTGCCATGATAAAATAAGTAGGGTGTCGAGAAACAAAAACCAGTTGCCGCATTTCTGAATACAGGACTCAAGGGTCTAATCAAGAATCCCCAGCGCGAGGGGTAGTTTTGTTTCTCACTTACTAATTATAATAGATCACTTTTTATTTGGCAACCCCTCTTTATGATTAAATGCCTCAAGTCTCTCATTTGAACTCAAATTCACACATCGCCAACCATAATCCCCATTGGTAACTATAGTGGGCATCAGGTTCATTGACAGGGTGATTCTATTTTCACCCTCATTTGTTTCATATCCATGTGTTATATGTGATGGAAATATCATTAACTCGCCCTCATTTGCCAACACCTCATTGACTTGATTATGGGGTGTATCTTTTTCCCTGATAAAATTCAGACAGGGCATATTGGGTGTGAATACTGACTCATCTTTTATAAAATGTGTGGGTATGTGTTTCTTATTCATGTCAAAGTTCACATAATATATGGCAGATAGGTAAGAGTTGCCGTGGAAATGTGGATATTGGAAACCACCTTTGTCTGCCTCATTTATCCAACTGTCTGTAACTTGAACTGTCTCCTGTATATAATCTCCTTTGACTTCCTTGGCATATATTTCTGCCTGTTGTTCACACCAATTTCTAAATCTACCAAACTTGGCATCATCATGTAATACAGAATAATGTCCAATATGTTTTAAATCTTTTGAACCAGTATTATATGAGAGATCACTAAATCCCTTTTCCTCTATCTCCTGTAAAACTGACTCCTTTACTTTGATGTGAAAGGGGCAGGGTATGATCGCCACTGGCGTAGGTAGTACGTTAATAACTTCCATATTATAATTCGGGATTATCCCATAGTTGCCCTGATCTGAATGTTGTCATGGCAGTGTGTCTCTCATCTTTTGTTAGTGGCATCACTTCAAAGGAATTAATATATCTAGGCATAAGATTACTGGATATAGTAATTCTATTGTCTGTGTGATTAGTTCTATAACCATGAACACAATTAGATGGCCACAGGATCAACGATCCTTCTAATCCTACCACTTCATTAATGTCATTATACTTGGTATGCTTATGATTAGTCAACATATATGAATAATAATCAGGATATTTTTGACTCTCATTAGGACGATAAAAATAAGTTGGCGAGTGTGACGAATCATCAAAGTTGACATAATATAAGGCACACACAGCAGAATTAATATGGAAATGTGGTAGTTGTTTGCCACCAGCATCACATACATTTATCCAACTGTCAGTTAGAAAGAAATTTGATGTATCATAACCTAATATATTCTTGGCATATATCTCTGCCTGTAGTTCTATCCACTCTCTAAACTCTTTGTACTTGTCATTTGATAACGGCGAATAGTAATCTAGGTGTTCAAGTGATTTGGTGACAGCATCTATTTTTTTATGTTCGTATTCATCACCATGACTCTCAATCTCATCAATCAATAACGACTTAACTTTGTCATGCTCTGGGTACATCACTACACCTAATTGCACTGGCAATATGTCAACTACCCTCATGCCCTTTTCCCCATACAGACTCCACAAAATTAGGGTCTAACATTTCTTGAGAACAAGCAGAGGTATTGAAACTTACTGTCCACCTATCATGTTCAGTATTGTTTACTCTACTTCCATGCTCTAACCACGAGGGAAATAAGTATAAATGTTTTTCTTTGATAGGCACATCATAGAAATACTGTCCATAGGGTGTCTCTCTCACGTTATGAACACACATCATATATGGTTGCAATGGCGATACCACGAAAAATTTACCAAAGTCTCCTTCTGGTAGATCAAGATAGAATGCTCCACTTATCACACTTGACTCATGCCTATGTCTCTCTGTTCTGCCACCTTTAGGTAATATATTAAACCATGAACCACTAATAACAACAGGCCAGTTACCTATCTTTTCAGAGAAATGATTACAACACTCTTGAAATGTAATTAACATTTCCTGAGATCCCTTGTCTCGCAATGGATCCCAACCACCATGAGAACTCACACCACCTACTGCTAATGAGTGTTCATGACTTTGACCATTAGTTTTTACATGATTTATAAATTCATCTACACCAGGCGCACCTGTGAGATCATATTCTTCTAATAATGTAGGAAATAAATCCATTTCAGCACCATTTTGAATAATCTATGTTGAGTACCACTCTCAAGGAGGCATCTGTACATGATGTTCCAGCGTGGAGAAAATTGCCTGGAAATATCACTGCTCTATTTTCTTTTGACACCACCTTTTGTCCGTCCTCAAAGTATGTATATCCGTTGTTATCATTGAAATATATCACACAAATATTATAGTCAGGCACGTTCTCAAAGGGCGGTTCTGGACTATCACTTGGCCCCGTAATGTCAACGTGTAATGGTTTCTCTTGTATCTCTGTAGTTCTTGATGTTGCATTAAACTTAACTCTATTGATTCCTATGGGATTAAGTGTAGCAAATATTGGTTTAACTCTCTCAAACATATCACTTATAGGTACACAATTAGCATAACACATATGAGAGAATTGGGGGCAGTTATCTCCTTCTTTTACTGAGTTGGCGGTATAATACCATGGCATACGCCCACCAAAGACATAATCTCTGATGGGCGTAAACACTTCTTCTGGTAGAAAGTTGTCGTAAACTTCTATACTCATACTAGATACTGTTTTTCATATTCTACTAATTCCTCTGGAAGTAATTCTCCAAAGGGATTAGGTACAATACCTCTTTTTGGGTGGAATAACACTATGTTACAATGAGCATACTTTTTAGTTGTAGGAACTAAAACCTCAAACTTACCACTTTTATTAGATGTAAGACGGCTCAGTGCTGTGTTTTCTTCTGATGTTACAGTAATGGTTTGGCAACATAGGTAAAACAGTGTTTTGAACTTTTCAAAGTCAGATAACCACACATCAGGGTTATCATAGATCATACGAGCAACAAATTGTGGAGATAAACAATGATCTCTACAAGTTTTTCTTTTTTCTCTTTTGGCGTCCATAGCAGCAGCGCTGATATAACCTGTTTTGTTAGGGTCGCCAGAGGAAAAAACTTGATCGTATAGTATTCTAGTCATAGCCCTCAACACATCGCTATTTCCATCTTTCCAAAGATGTAAACAACCTCTCATGGCATGAAAGGCAACTAAAGCAAATGAAATCCACTTCATGCTAAACCTCCTTGCTCAAGTTCTTGATTTGTTTGTGGTAGATGTTTCCATGTTATATCTGTATCAAGATTAAAGTCGCCATCATCAGCAGCCTTAACTATCTTACGATATAACTTTAACTTGTTTTCAAGTAACTTCTTTTTACGAAGTCTGAAATTTCTGAGTCTCTTCTTATCTCCTTTATGATTCTTATAAGAAGCATAGATGTCAACGTGTCCTACATCTTCGTCCATGAGAAAAGAGAAAACTTCCTCAGCTAGTCTTTGGTCATAGTCAGAGTCATCAAGTCCACCCTCTCCAGAACCACCTTTGAAAGTTTTTGTAATAGAAACTTTCTTATCTTCGCCTTGAATTTTCCAATTGGATTTTGCTCCTTTTGATGAAAACTCAATGGTTGAATCTATGTGTTCTTTAATCCAATCTTTCCTATCTCCATCTTTCCATGTTCTGATAGGAACTATGCCAGAGTTTGCTGTGCGAATTTCTTCACACCAAAATTCTCTCTGACCCACTGGAATTTGTAAGTCTTTTAGAAGGCCTTTTAACTCTTCATCATCATTGATGTTTAACTTACCTGCTTTGATTGCAAGTTCAGCAGCCATGATGATTTGTCTATCAGTTCTAGCAGCTTTAATGTATTCTAAATCATCTATATTTTCATTAGATTGATTTATAATCTGCCAATAGGCATCTTTGTGAGATACTACTGCAAAGATTAATTTAGTACGACCAGCGAGATGAGCGCCAGTAATTCTATGTTCTCCTGTGAACAATTTAAACTTTTGCTCAGGTGTGAGATCATCAACTGTCCAATCAGATATGTCAAATTCTCTGCCTGGAACTGTTACTCTAGGTGTGTCAAAAGCATACGACCACTTGCCATCTTTGGCAGCTGCTCTGAATTTTTCTACTTTGGCGTCATCTAACTCGTCTCTTACTAAGTTAAGAATTTTTCCAGTAAAAATATCTTCAATATCGGTGAAGTATATTTCTAAGAAACCATGAAAGGTTTCACCCTCGTTTTGTGGAGGGGTACAAGCTTGAATCCGATCCTCTAAAGGTCGGTCAAGCGGATTTAAAAAAGGCATTTAGTTTCCTTAATATGCTTAGGTTGGCTTGCAATTTGACCCGAAGGTACTATTGCATGAAAGTTTTTTTGCTGGGATAACTCTCGAACCCAATCTAATTATAATAGACTATTTTTTATCTGTGACTATTTGTTGTGATTCTTAACATTTTCTTTATATAGAAGTTTCCACATCTTAGGATTTAACTTCTTAATAGTTAATTCGTCAAGTTTCTTTGCTTCCTTTTTCATTTTCAAGAATCTGTAACATTTCGAGAGCACCCTGCACCTTCAAAAACTCTTCCTTCTTAAGTTCAAAAGCTCTATTTAATTCTTGTATCTCTGCTTGAAGTGTTTTTGATCTCTCAAGCAATTCATCTTTGTGACTCATAATCTTGTTGTACTCACTCTATATATTATACCACAATAAATACTATTGGCATAGTAACCGAACAAAATGGATTATACTCCAGAACAAATAGATCAACAAAACTATGAGATAGACTCAAATCCAGAGTTACAGAGATCAGAGTTTGCACCTGTAGCAAAGGAGGAGATGTTCCATGAAAAGGTTTATAAGACACTTGTAACACTCGGAGACTTCAAGTGCTATGTTTGGTTCTATGATTATGATTATGACGAGTCAAGGACGAGTCAGGGTACAAAAAGAATACATATAGTTCCATCAGAGGAAAGAATAGAGGATTCGTTAGAGATCAATAAGTATTTCAATGTTGCTAATGGTGTGTGGTCAGAGGGTGTCATCTATGTAAATGCAATATTCAGACGAAATGGCACTGCATTTACTGAGAACAAAGATTTAAAGGATTGTGTAAAATATTTCTCAGGTGTGTCAGCACACTACGGAGCAGATAAAGATAAGATTATAGCCATTGATATTGCTGATAACGAAAAAATGTATGATATGAATTATGATAGTGTGACAGCAAAAACTTATTCAGATATATCAAATAATATTTACTCTGACTTTACATCTATTCCAATAGGTAATGGTACTTTAAGTTTATCTTATGAAAGGGTATTCCAAGTTGGCGAGATTGAAATGAGTGATATAAATGATGAATTTAATCTAGGAAACAATATTGGTGCATATTATAGAGGAAATGGAATTGCAGATATACCAGAAAACTCAGCAGTGCCTACACTAGGAAACCCAATATCATATAGTAACCTTAGACAAACTGTTAAAAAGATAACTGCTAATTGTAATGGTAACTGGCAACATCTACAAGCAAAGTGGGAGGTATATGGCGAAAGTGCATATGGTTCTTCTCTTGAGAAAATATTAAATGTCAACGGATATGTTGGATCTGGCGCCAATACAGACCCAGCAATCAGATTCCACAGTGGAGGTGGAGGAGACATTAAAGTATATCTAAATGCTGGAAACTCAGCAGTTAGAGGATACTCTGGCGATGCTGGTTCTGCTGGTGGAGGAGATGGCTCCAATGGTGGTGTAGGTATGGTTGTGGCAACTCCAATAAAAATGCCCCAAAGTCACTATAACGATAGACTTCGAGGCGGTGGCGGAGGAGGAGGCGGCGGTGGCGCTGGTGGTCAAGGTGGCGGAGGAGGTCACAGTGGTCACAGAGTATGCCGTGGTTGGTTCTGTAATAGTTCTTATCTAGTATGTCACGGAAATGGTGGTACTGGCGGTGGCGGTGGAGCTGGCGGTGCAGGCGGCAGAGGAGATGGCTTCTACTGGAATGGTTCTTCTTGGGTTGCAGCACACTCTAATGGAGAAGGAGGAGGTAGTGCTGGGTCAGGTGGTCAAGGTGGAAATAGTCGAGGAGGCGGCACAGGTGGCCAAGGTGGAAATGGAGGCAGCGGTGGTAGTCACGAAGCAAATGGCGTTGACGGAGATACAGGAGATACAGGAAATAACGGTGCAAGTGATACCAATGGTTGTGGAGGATATCCAGGCGGTAGAAATGGTAAGGCAGGCACTGGCGGTGGTAGTAAGGGAACTGGAGCGTCTAGAGTTACCTATGGTGGCGGTGGTTCAATAAGTTATATTTAAGATATACCATATACTATTTCTGATTTTATACCATCTGCATCAGCAGTTAATATTGTAGCACCATGCACTGCTCTGGGCAATAGTTCCCATGTAGATATTTCACTGATCCAAGTATCAGATAACCAACTGTGTTTCTTGGCACTATCACATATAGTTGACACACACTGCATATGTGAGGCATGACGTTCATTATATAATCCAATATGATCGTGCATAGATGTGCCTTCGGGTGCATCTTTACTGAATATTGTGGATAAGGCATATCCTAATTGTTTCTTGAGTCCTGACTCATCAACATCTATAATTAATTCTACTAGATTATTAACATCATCTACCAATATGTCATCTACACTTGCACTAAGTCCCTTAGTATTCTGATATATCTTTGTATTTGATCGAGTCCCAAGATATTTGTAAACATCATCAGACACCGATTGAGTTGGCAACTTTCTCAATCCAAGTCTCAAATACTTATTTACTTTACTCATATTCATAGTTACTAACTCATAGTCATGATAACCTGAGTCAATATTCTCAAATAATTCTAATAATCCTTTCAATAAGGTATCGTTACCAGTTATCTCTACAGCAATCTGGCAAATGGCATCTATGGTTGCAGAGAATATTGGCACAGGGCCAAGTGACACTATCTCCTCTACCATGACATCATTCTGGAAGTAGAGAAATTTGTAATTATGTAGATATGGCCATAACTTACTCTCTCCTATTGAACCATCAAAGTATTGATACTGACCAACCCCAGTGGGCACTTCAAACTTAAATCCATACTTAGTTGCAGCAGACTCACTCTTAAATAATCCACACCCACTATCAAGGTCAATGGAAAATAGTTCTGGATATATCTCCATGATACTTTTAACTGCCTCAACATCAGTAGAGTTGAATAAGTTAGGATATGTTCCAGAGTTTGATATGCCAATTAGATTGTCTATGTCAACCATTGTTTTCCTTTTTGATAACTGAACCAAGTGATAACTGAGTATCTCTCGCCTTTTGTGACAGGTGTGACTTCATGTTTAAACAAATGATTACTTGGATATACATGAGCAGAATTTGCATCTGAGAGTATATTGTATCTACCCCAGAATGTGATCCAACCACCCTCATAATCTGCATTGATAGCGTAAGATGTAGTTACAGACCCAGCGTCAGCATCAACGTCAGCGTGGGGAGACAGATACCCGCCAGTAGGATATTTACATAACCAGTACCCTGAGTATTTATCGTAAATAGGGTCTGCTGGTAATGAGTCTTTGAAATCATCATATATTACAGGCATCAATCTAAGGTGTGCCTTGTGTACTAAATCGAATATCTCTCCATGATGAGGTTCTAACAAAACCTGTGACCTCAAACCATGTATCTTGTAATAAGAATTTGGTGGAGGATTTATTGGTTCTGGCCAGTCGAATCCTCTGCATAGTTCGAGCAATCTTCTATGATCGACTGTAGGAAGAACATTCCAATGATGAAAGATACTGTCCAATAATCCCATTCCTTCATGACCTGTTTACATCTATTTTTAAACTGTCGGCAAAAACAAAACCAGACAATGATATTCTAGGCATATTAGTGTACCACCCTTTTTTCATTATTGCACTATGCCATATGTATGAAGGATATATTACTAACCTATTGAACTTCATTTTTATATGATGTTCTTCTTCCCATACCTTTTCAATTAGCATGGTGTCATTATCTACTTTCTCTTTCGATTTCTCTGTAAAATCATATACCCACTCTTTATAATTCCAATACTGTTGTGTCCTTTTAAATGGCGTGTGTACATTCTCCATATTAGTCAGTCCAGTTGATTCATGGGTGAAAAATGAAGTTCCGCCTTCACCTTCCTCATTCAGATATAGTACACAGGCATACACTGCTGGGTCAACGTGTGGTTGTATAGAGACTCTATACACTTCTCTATCACTATTCATGGCATTGACTTGATAAGACACCCTGACATCACTTGGGTCTATACTCTTAAAATCAGTACACTTTTGTATGAGATGTCCAATAAGATAAGTTACTTCTGGTAACTGAATGTGTAATTTAGACTGATAGCCTGGGAATACCTCATTCTCAACATTCAGATTATTCAACTGCATTGGCACTTTCTTTACCACATCATCAATAAAGGCGTGTGGATTCTCCAACACATTATCAACTGTGATGATGTGATGATTGTCTAGATTTGTTATATCATAGTGTAAATTGTCAGAGACTCTATGAGTCTTTTCATCAATAATATTCAGTTGCATAATGAATTTTTAAATATTTATTTTGACTTTAGATCGTCAATCTCTTCCTTGAGTTCCTTAACTGCCTCTATTAACAGAGGAA